CTCAAGAAGTTGCGCGATTCGTGGAAGGCCGCTGCCAGCACGCAGCAGCGCGCCTCAGTCATCAAGCAGTTGACGGAGGTCAAGTCTGCCATCCGCGCGCTCACCTCAAACAAGCGGGTCAAGAAGAGCCTTGTCGTAGACGAGGAGCAGGCGCACATTGACGTGCTGTACGTCAAGGCCAAGCACCTCCTCGCGCTGTACAAGTCGGAGTACAGCGCCGAGCTCATCGCCAAGGGCGAGGGCTTCGTGCCTCCGCAAGGCGTCCGCTCCGCAGCGCGGCGTGGCCTTGAACTGCGCCGCAAGCACAAGCGTGGTGGGCTCGACACCAAGCAGGCCAAGAAGGCAGGCGTTGGCTCGGGCGTGCAGCGCGCGTCTGACCTGATGCACGGCGAGGCGCTTTCCATTGAGACGGTGAAGCGCATGAAGAACTTCTTCTCGCGCCACTCCAAGTACAAGGACAAGCACAGCGACAAGACGTCCGCCGCCTACATCAGTTGGATGCTGTGGGGTGGCAACGCTGGACAGCGCTGGGCTGAGAAGGTGGTGCGGCAGTACGAGGCCAAGAAGGGCATCAAGAAGTCCCTCGCACCTGAAATCATTGCCAAGGGAATCTGCGACCCACGCCCCGCCACGGCCCTCATGGATGACTACGTCCGCGAGACCTGCGCGATTGACTACCGCAACACCCTCGGGGCACAGGACTACATCCTGCGGATGCTGCGCGACGGCGGGCGCACCGCAGTCGAGTTGCAGACGTTCCTTCTTCAGAAGGGCGCCCCCGCAGCCATCACGCACATCGAGCACGTCATGAAGGAGGTGCGCGATGGTCGCGCGTAAGAACAAGGCCAAGGCACCCGTTCCTCGCAGCGTTGCCGTGGTCTCGCCCGAGGGCGCGAACGTCGACCCGCTCAATGCGTCGCTCGCCGCCATCACCTCGACGCAGTCCACGGGCCTGCACATTGGCGTCACGCCGCTCACCTATCACACGCTGTTCGCGATGGCGCGCACCCCGGTGGTCGCGTCCATCATCAGCACGCGCATGAATCAGGTGTCGGACTTCGCCAACCGACTGCGCAGCCAGATGATGAACGGCTGGTCCATCCAGTTGCGACAGCCTAACGCCATCCCTTCACGCGTTGACCGCTACCGCATGGACCACATTGCGTCCATCATCGACACCGCCGGCGGGCAGTGGCAGGACGGAGGCTTCGAGCAGATTCTCCGCTCGCTGACCTACTACACGCTGACTGTCGACCAGGCGCACCTGCAGCCCATCAAGACCAAGCTCGGCAAGCCCTGCGCGTTCCGCCTGCTGGACCCCACGACCATCCGGCGCAACATTCAGCTCGACGAGTACGTCAAGGACGGCAAACTCGACTACGCCAAGACAGGCACCTGCCAGTACATCAACAACAAGAAGGTTGCTGAGTTCGCCCCAGGGGAAATCTCTTGGTCAGTGCGCAACTCGCTGCCTGGCATTACGACGTTCGGCTATGGCTACCCTGAGCTGGCCATGCTCGTCACCACCGTGACGGCACTGCTCAACGCCCAGACGCACAACAGCCAGATCTACACGACCGGCTACCACGGCAACAACATGGTCACCATCAAGTCTCTGATGGGGCCCGAGCGGTTCAAGGCTTTCGAGAACAGCATTCAAGCCATGCTCGTCGGCGTCCGCCGCAACAAGTCCGTGCCTGTTGTCCAGCTCAACCCCAACCTCAACGAGTCCATTGAGGTCCACCCGTTCGGCAAGCCACCGGGTGACATGGAGTTCGCCAACTGGATCAACTGGCTCGTCAAGCTGATGTGTTCCCTCTACGCCATGGACCCGGTCGAGCTCGGCTTCACATTCGGTGACGAGCAGGCGCGCGTTCGCAACAAGTCCGACATCTCGCCGCAGGACAAGATTGTCGCCTCCAAGGAGCGCGGCCTACGACCGCTGCTTCGCTGGATTGCGCGGCAAATCAACGAGTCCATCATCTGGCCGTACTGGCCCGACTACCAGTTTGAGTTCTACGGCTTCGACTCCATCAGCGAATCGCAGCGGCAGAAGAACCTCATCGACGCCGTGCAGAACTACATGTCTGTCAACGAGGTCAGGTCCATGTACAACCTGCCTCCGTGGAAGGACCCGGTCTCCAACCGTCCGCTGAATGCCTCGTACCAGATGTATCAGCAGAAGCTTGTCGAGCAGGGTGTCACCATGAATCCCGACATCATCCAAGACGACGTCGCTGCTTTTGTCGGTGGGCGCCGGATGACATATCGTGTTGAACCAGCTTGATTAGTAACGCATGGGCGTTTGACGTTCGGCGACATGAGCGCGACCGCCCATTTGAACACCGTGACGCGGCAACTTATTGATGCCAGTCGTGAACTCATTGCCAAGGGCGCCAATGGCGTGCCTGGCTTTGATGTCTCGCTGTTCAATGATGCCGACCGTATCAGCCTGTGGGCACCTTTTGAGGTGCTGGCCAAGGGTGCCAATGATGACCCCAAGCTTGGGTACATCTCCGGCATTGCCACCACGGAAGCCCCGGATGCCGATGGCGACATCGTACTGACGGATGGAATCGACTGGAGCTACTTCGTTGGCGACAAGGCCACCGAAGGGAAAGGTTTCCTTATCGATGAACATCCTGTTGGCAATCACAACGTCGTAGGGTATCCCATCTCCGTGGCAACTGTTCAGGTCCCGAACGGCGAAGAGATGGTCAAGGGCGCCAAGGTCAAGGGCGCGCTCTACCTTGAGGACCGCCGGGGTGCCGAGCTCTACCAGAAGGCGTGCACGATGAAGCGCGCTGGTGGAGACCGGAAGCTGGGCTTCAGCATTGAAGGCTCAGTGAAACCCGGCGGTCGCAGGGGCAAGGTCGTCGAGAAGTCGCAGGTCAAGTGGCTTGCCATCACGGCTGCTCCCAAGAACGAACTCTCGTGGTGGGAGCCTGTTGCCAAGTCGCTGCTCAACGCCGCTGGCCACAAGCTGCACAAGTCGGACGTGTCTACGAAGCACGTCGTTGATGTTGCGTCGGTTGTCCTTGAGAACCTGACTGGCAGCATCTCTCCGGACCAGATGGCGGAAGCGCTGGTCGTCCGTCTCCTGAAGTCTCACCAGGATATGTCTTGGCGAGACGCTGTGAGCGTTCTTCAGCACGTCTTGAGAACGGTCTCCTCGCCCAACGCACCGCAGTCCGTGCGTGGTTGAAGCAAGGTAGTTCAACTGTGCTCGACTGAGCACCTTCACGAAGGCAGTCTTATGATGAAAGCAAGTGAGCTTCAGAAGCTGTTGGGTGACGTTGACGGTGCGGGCGACATCATCGCTCGTCGCATCGCCGATGGGACCCTTGAGAATGACCTCGGCACCCAGCCGATCTTCAAGTCGGACGCGGTTGCGTCGCTGTACTCCGACCTCGCCGCCGCCATTGAGCGTCTCGGCAAGATCCCGGAGGCCGCGCCTGCCCGCGCCAATGACCGCGCTCAGCGCCTCGCGAAGTCGGCTGCGGCCGAGAACGCCCCCGAGGTTGTTGGCGCCGTGACCGACATGGCGGCTGCCATCGACAACGTCGAGAAGGCCACCATCGAGAACGCCGCTGCGCTCGCGAAGGGCATCGTCAAGCTGGCCGAGGCTGCGACCACGTCGCTCAAGGGCCTCGTCGAGATGGCGGCGCGCTTCGGCTCGCTCGAGGACAAGGTCAACGAGCTCCACAAGGGCTTCAGCAGCACGGCCGTTGCGCCGGCTGGCGTTGCCGCTGTCGTCGCCCCGACCCCGCTCGACGCGTCCCCTGCGGCTGCGGCGGCGAAGTCGGCTGACTTCGACATCGAGAAGTACCAGGTTGAGTTCGAGCGTGCGACCTCCCTCATCAAGGGCGCCATGCAGAAGCTCACCCCCGCCGAGCAGACTGGTGCGCCGGGCGCTCGCCTCGCGGCTGCTTCGACGGCCCTGACCTTTGGTCACAAAACCCCGGCCGACGTTCTCGTCGAGCTCGGCCTTCAGTGAGGTGAGTCATGAGCATGAGTCCCGACCAGCTTCTCCTTTCCCTTGACCGCCTCCAGTCGCTCGCGGCGCGCGGCGGTGACGTTCAGATTGCTGAGCTTCGCCAGCTGCAGCACGCCCTCAACCAGAACATGCTGAAGTCGCATGCCGAGCTCCGCAAGGCGGGCGTCGGCTACCCGCTTCAGGGCATGCCGTTCGACAGCTCGACCATTCCGGGCGGCTCGTACGCTCCGCTGGTTCCGCAGAGCATCCAGCCCATCATCGACAACGCGACCTTCACCGAGGACACCCTGGTGTTCTGGAAGATGCTCGCGAAGCAGTCGGTGACCACGCCGGTGCTCGAGTGGGTCCGCCGGAAGAGCTACGGTGGTACCGCGACCTCGCCGTTCATCGCGGAAGGTGGCGTGCCGGCCATCACGCAGTCCGAGTTCGACCGCAACGTCGTCCGGATGAAGTACATGGCGGTCTTCCGTCAGGTCACGGACGTCCTCGCCAACACGCAGCTCCTTGGCAACGTGGGTCAGGCCCGCGCGCTTGAGGCCGCTGACGGCGCGGTCGAGCTCCTGTTCCGCCAGGAGAAGTTCCTCTTCCATGCTGACTCGAGCGTCAACCCGCTTGAGTACGATGGTCTCGTCGCCTCGATCGAGAAGGGTGCTCCCCAGAACGTCTTCGACGCTCAGGGCGCCACCATCTCGGGCCAGGAGCTGCAGGAGATCATCGGTCAGCTCGTGTCGGCGCCGAACTACGCGTCGCCCACGCACGTGCTGATGAGCCCGCGCCACTACGCGTGGTACCAGAACAGCCTGCTGCCCTTCAAGCGTGGTGACCTGGCCGTCAATGGCCCGCTCACGTTCAACACGCAGGGCATCTCGGTGGGTTGGTCGCGCGGCTCGGTCCCGCTGACCGAGGTCGTCCACATGGCGTGGGACGAGCACCCCATCATCCGTACGCAGGGCGATGGCCCTCCCGCGTCGGTTGGTATCACGGTTGCCAAGGTTCCTGCTACCGTCGCTGGCAGCAAGTGGCGTGCGCAGGACGTCGCTGGCCTCGACTTCTACTACACGCTTGAGGCGGTCGGTGACCAGGGTGTGACCCGTCTTCCGATCTCGCTTGAGGTTGACTCGCTCGCCGCTGGCGGTGCTGTCGACATCACGCTCAACGACGACTCGGCGCCTGCTGCTGGTACCGGCTCCATCCGGTACTACAACATCTTCCGCGCCGCCGTTCCGAACGGTGAGGCGGCTCCGACCGACCCGCGCAAGTTCTTCTTCGTTGGTCGTAAGGCGCGCAGCCTCGACGGGGACACGGTCATCCGTGACCTCAACGAGCAGCGCCCGAACTCGGCGCCGATCATCATCATTCAGAACCGCCCGGACGTCCTTGAGTGGCGCGAGTTCCTCTCGACCACCATGCGCCCCATCACCCTCTCGCGTACGACGCTCGAGCAGTTCCTGCTCATGATGTTCGGCGCCCTGAAGGTGTCGGTCCCGACCAAGATGTTCCTCATCAAGAACGTCGGGTACGGTTGATTCTGGTAGAGCCCTGCATCTTCCAGTAGGGTAAGGGGCGGCCGTTCGCGGTCGCCCCTTTTTCTTTTCAAGAGGTTCACCATGAAAGTCCGACACAAGAAGCTGCGCCGTGGCTCCATTGCTTTTACCTGCGGTGCGTTCCGCATTGGCCCCGATGGCCTGCTGTCGCCTGAGCCTACAGAAGCGCAGTGGAAGCAGTTCGGTACTGCGCAGATGTACTTCGAGGTCGTGCGCGAGGGCGCCCTTGAGCGGCGCACTGACGTGACCCCGGAGGCACTGGCAAACATCGCTGCTGCTGTCGCCGCCGCGCCTGCTCCCGAGTATGCCCCCGTGCCTATGCCTGCACCTGCGCCCGAGCCCGCACCTGCGCCCGAGCCCGAGCCTGAGTCCCAGGAGGAGGTCTTCTCCATGGACGATGACGAGGACGACGAGGGCGAGGAGGAAGAGGCCGATGGCTTCAGTGATGATGTCGATCCGAATGCGGACACGGCTGACGCCACCCGCTACTCTGGCATGTCTACTGAAGAGTTGCGTACGCTCTGTCGCGAGCGTGGGATTCGTACGGCGCGCGTGAACAAGGCCGACCTCATCTCGCTGCTCAACGCCTCTGACCTCGGAGTCTGAACCATGGCCGTCACCGACATCGTAACGCCGGACTACTTGCGCACGCGGATTCTGGATGGGGTGGTGAACCTCATCACTGCGCGTGGCATTGCGCTGACGGATGACGGCCTCTGGGCGAAGATTGACGAGGCCGTGGGTACCCTTGAGTCGGAGTTCGGGCTCGCGCTCAGGCAGAGCCAGTTCTCCGCCGAGATTGACCGCACGCGCATCACGCAGTTTTCCGACGAGGGCTACCAGATTCAGACCTCGCTCAAGCGCCCCATTCAGCAGGTCGACAAGCTTAGCATCGTCGTCGGCAACCTCGAGTGGTACGACCTTCCCAAGGAGTGGGTGTGGGTAGCCTCTGCCAACCAAGGGCAGGTCCACATCATCCCGTCGAGTCAGGGCCCGGTGCGCCTGCAGGCCAACAACCGCGCCTACCTCTACACCGCCACCGCGTCCTCGGGCTACGTGCCTGGCATGTACTCAATCAACTACAAGGCCGGGTTCGAGAAGGACCTGCCCGGTGTGCACACTGCCACTGGTCCGGTGGCGCCTGCCACTGAGGGCAGCAAGAACGTGACGGTAGCCGACTTGCCTACGGGCACGGACCTGCGCACGCTCATCATGGCAGGTGACTGGGTGTCGCTGGGCGGCGCGGGCTACCGCGTGGCCTCGGTGGGCGCCGCCTCCTACACCCTGACGGTGGGTGCGTCTGCGTCGTTTACAGGCACCGCCGTGGTCATGCGCTACGACGCTGACATCCTGCAGTTCATTGGTTACTCCGCAGCCATGCCCATCCTCGCCAGCCTCGGCGCAGTCTTCTACGGGCCTGGCGTGCTCGGCACCAGCCTGCGCCTCGACGGGCTCGCGCAGTCGAACAACATCCACCCGCGCGGTCCGTTCGCTAACCTCATCGACGCCTACCGCGAGAAGATTGCCACCGCCAAGGCGGCCATCTATTCCAAGTACGCGCCGGTCAACATGGCGGTGATGGGATGACCTACATTCCGATCATCACGGAGTCGAACCTCGACAAGAACCGGGTCGACTTCAACCAGCACGACTTCCGTCGTGTCCTTCTGCAGCACGGTGTTCCGCTGCGGTGGGAGTTCGCCCTCGTCTGTCCGTGCAAGCGCATCCAGTCGCGCGGCATCGTGGTGGTGCAGTCCACCGAGGCGCGCACTGACTGTCCGGCTTGCTCGGGCACCGGCGTCCTGTATGGTGGCGCGCAGAACACGATTGGCCTCGTGCACGACACCCGCGAGAAGGCCATCATGTCCACGGCGCATGGGCAGTACAGCGAAGGCGACGTGCTCATCAGCATGCTGCCCGAGCACCTGCCCGACCGGTGGGACCGCCTCACCATGCAGTCCGGCGCCCGCGTCTACAACGAGAGCCGCCGGCGCACCGACGCTCGCTACGAGCGCCTGCGCTATCCCATCGTGCGCCGCAAGTTCCCCGTTGGTCACGAGGATGGCAGCCAAGGAATGGCGGGCATCATGGAGCTCGGCGTCATCTACGCGCGAGCCACCAACGTTGACGGCACCATCCGTGCTGAAGTCCTCGTCGAGAACGAGGACTTTGCCGTCACGGACGACGGTCGCATCGACTGGGACCTCGGAGAGGAGGCGGGCACTGCTCCTGTCGAGGGCGCTTGGTACACCATGCGCTACTTTGCCCGTCCGGTCTTCGTCGTCAAGGGCCTGCCCTACGTCCGCCGGGATGGCTTCGCCCAGCCCTACGATGCTCCGCAGGCGCAGCTTGAGCTCGCGCCCGTACTCGTCCATGCCTCACCCGAGTTCCTCGGTAACGAGGGCGTGCCTGAGGTTGAGGAGCAGGTGCCAAACCCTGACTTCACCCCGGTGTACCGCGATGCAATCTAACGTAGAGTACATCTTCAAGCAGAAGAACGGGAAGGTCATCTACCGTGGGACGGACATCAACCGCCTCACGATGGCTGTCATTCACCAAGTTGGATTCTCTGAGGAACAGGGCGTAGAGATCGGCGACTACATCTACGCCACGTGGAAGCAGCACGCCTCTCAGATTGAGCAGCGGTCGCAATCGTGGCGCGCGACCGATTACCGCCAAGATTACATGGAGGGCATGCAGGTGTGGACACGCCGAGGGCGCGACCTCGTGTTCGCTCTGCACGGCGCTCGGGCCAACGCCGTCGAGCACGGCTGGGCGCCGCCGAGCTCGCAGGACTGGGCCGACGGCATCGGTACTTACGATGGCGAATACAAAGACATGCGCCCGTGGCTCCTGCACTCAGGCCATCCGCAAGTTCGCCACACCAACCGAGACCCCAAGAAGGGTACAGACTTCACCGTCTATCGGTTCCTGAAGTTCGACACGCCTGAGTTGTCTCAGATGGTCGAGACAACTGCGCAACACTTGGCTGCGACCGAGGCAGCCAAGATGCTAGCGGACCACCAGACGCAGATGAACGACGAGGCACGCGAGCGCCTGATTGCAAGCGCCCGCAAGCAGATTCAGCACACGGCGCGCAGCAGCCTCGAGCGCCGAGAAGATGGAAGCTTGGTGTTCCGTCCACTGGACCTGAAGCACGTTCCGCCGACGCCTGCGTACGGTGAGCACCACAACTGGATCTATCACGGCGCGTCGATGCAGAGCGACCTTCCCTTCAAGACTGTGCGCGCAGCCATGAAGTTCGCGATGCACAAGGCTAAGTTCACAGTGTTCCGCACCATCACGGACTCGCAGCAGCAGCTTGATAGAAAGCTTTTCTTCACGAAGGGCATCAGCCCGGCGAAACTCATCTCAGACCAGAACTCTCCGGTCGTTCAGGCCGCCAAGCAGGCAATCATCAACGTGATGTCCGGCAAGAACCCGGATGGGAGCGAGCGCGATGGCAGCTGACCCCGACCTCCTCATTGAACTTTCCCTCAACCACGCGTGGAACCACGTGGCCACTGAGGGCATTGAGGCATGGCGCCGCACCCAAGATTATGCCTTCTACGACCAGCAAGCGGTGGACGCCGTCTACGAAGTGCTGACGCGCACGAACGGCATCCGCATTCGCTCGGCGGACATTCCCGTTCAGGAATCCCACAACACCACCATCGTGGGTGTGGGCCTGCACGCCGAGGCCATCAACAAGAAGTTCCTCGGTAATGACGCACACTTGCGCGCTGCCGTCATCGGTCCAAGCGGCGAGACCATGACCGGGCAGAAGTTCCAGTTCATGACCGACGTGGCAGTTTCAGTCTACGTCATCGCACCGACAAAAGACATCATGCGCATGGTGTCACGCTTCGTGAAGACTGCCATCGTCTCCATGGGCAAATGGTTCGTGCAGCAGGGAATGGAGACGCCGCCCTCGTTCCAGGTTGCGTCAGACCTTGAGCCGCTCGCTGTGATGAGTGGGCGCGAAACTGTTATGAAATTTGTGCGCCGCATGAACTTCGACGTGCGCGGGATGGAGCGCATCACGCCGCTTGACATCACGCCGCCGCCGCAGAAGTTCCCGCTGGTTCACGCGGAAGGCACGGTGGTTACGGCGATACCTGACCCTGAGACTCGTACGTTTACGCCAATCAGCCCCATAAGCTTTGGAAAGGTTGGCTGGCGCGCTGACCAATGAACTTCCACAAGGATACATCTCATGGCAGGTGGAATCGTTATCAATGGCCGCTTCGTAGCGCGACCGGGCATCTACAGCAACATCAACTACATCAACCTCCCCGGCGCGCCTACGCAGGGGACGGTGCTGGCCGTTGTTGGTGACTTTCCGTTCCTTGAGCAGAACGTGCCCTACGTCAGCACGTCGCAGCGTGACTTTGAGGCGCTTGCGCCACAGAGCAAGTTGCTGAAGCAGATGTCGGGCATCATCTACAACCCGCTCGCTGATGCCAACCTTACTGCGGCTCCTGCGCAGGTGTACCTGCTCTCGCCGCGCGGCAACGAGCAGGCGAATGCTACGCTGCCTACCTCGACTGGCACTCAGGCCCCCAATGTCATTGACATCAAGGCCAAGCAGTGGGGCGTCATGGGCAACAAGACCACCCTGCGCGTCACTGTGAATCAGGCGCGTGGCGGGTGGGATGCACTGGTGGCCAACAACGGTACGCAGGAGAACATCCGCGTTCCTAGCGAAGCTCCTCCGCTGACGCTGCGCTACATCAACCCGACTGCCGTGCCTAGCCCGGTCACGTACCCCGTCAAGGGCTTTGGTACATGGGGTGCCAGCACCTGCACGGTCGACCTGAGTGCGGGTGTTGCTGCTGCGGGCACGGTGCGCTTGGCCTTCACGCGCAACATCGCCGTTGCCGCGGGCATTGACACCGTCAATAACGCGTGGATGCCCGAGGGCCCAGTCAGTGGACCAATCACGGTGGTCGGGTCGGGCATTACCGTTGGTGGGGGTGCTGGGGCCAAGGTCATCGTTACCGTGACTGGCGTCGACGAAGCAACCGGCTTGGCTGTTTCGGACCTCCTTGAGTTCACCTCCGCCGACATCTCGACGGCGCAGACTACCGACATTAGCTTCTCGTCCGTGACGTTTGTGCGCGTGACGCTTGACGGTGGTGCGACCATCACTGGTGGCAACTTCGTCATCACGGGACAGTGCTTCGACGACATGAACGAAGCTGCCGGCCAGAAGTATGTCAGCGACGTCATCAAGCTGATCTCCGCTTACGCCAACAAGGGCTTCCTCGCCACCACTGAGTCCTCGCGCGTCACCAGCATCAAGCTGTCTGACCTCGACAAGCAGTCGGCGGTGGACATCGTGGCGGCTGCTCGTTCACTGACCGTGGAGGGATGGAAGCTTGTCACTACCATCAACAACGCCTCCAAGCTCATTGAGCTCACCCGCGGAAACACCGGCAACCTCAGCAGCATCGTCGCCGGTACGCCTTTCTTCACGCGTCTGGCCGGAGGCTCTGAGGACTCCCTTCTCGAAGCGGCTGACTGGGGCAGCGCTCTTGATCAGCTTGTGTGGTACAACATTGATGTCGTCACGGCTTTCTACGACCCGACAGGTACGCCGGCTGCTGACGATGCTGTCCTCGCGCAGTTCAGCGACCACATCACCCGCATGTGGGCCGATGGAGCCAACGAGCGAACCCTGTGGCTCGGAGCCGGACATGACGAGTCCCTCGACGTCCTCGTGCAGCGAGCTGCCGCCTTCAACAGCGAGCGTGTGAACGTCGTCGTTGACAGCGCCTACATCCAGCAGCCGGATGGCAGCACTGAGCTCATGCGCCCCTATTGGTACGCGCTACTGCTCGCCGCTGCGGACGCCTCGCTCGCGAACGTTGAGACGCTGACCCGCGCCCGCCCCCGCGTCCTTGGCACCGAGCGTGCCGAGGGCTTGAATTCGCAGGAAGACGTCAACGAACTCATCCGTGCTGGCCTCATCATCTCGACCACGCCGCCGGGTGGTGCTACGCGCGTTGAGCGCGAGGTTACGACCTGGACGGCTGATGAAAACCCGGCTCGTACCGAGGCCATCTGCACGCGCTCTGTGCGCGCTAGCACGAAGGCCATGCGCGCGGCGCTTGACGCGCTCATCCAGCCGGGCTCTGGCGTGCTGGTCCTCGCCGACGTTCGCTCTACGGTGACTGCGGAGCTCGAGCGGCAGGCCCGCTCTGTTTCGCCGCTCATCACGAGCTACGACGACCGCAGCATCAGCATCGTTGAGACGGCCGACCGGTATGAGATTGGCTACACCATCACGGTCCGCATCAACAAGAACTTCATCACCCTGAATGTCGGTGTGACCGTCCCGGTCGGCACCATCTGATAAGGAGTCACACCCATGGCCAGTGATCGTCCCGATAGAGCAGTATCCTCACTTGTTGCGGGCATCCGCATCAAGAACACGGAGATTGGTTGGGTGCAGGGCTTCCGCATTCAGGAGTCCTTCACGCAGTTCCCGATTGATGCGCTTGGTGACCCCTACACTAAGTACCACGAGTTGACTCGCATCCGCGTGTCCGGTTCGTTCGACCGCATTCGCATCTACAACAAGCCACTGTCGCACCTGCTCGACAACGACCTGTGGCTGCGGCAGGGTAGCCCGATTGAGTTCGTGCGTCAGTACGTCACGAGCTTCGTCGTGTACAACATCTACACGGGCGAGGACCTCTATACGGTGGAGCAGTTCAAGCCGACCGACCGTTCTATCACGCTGACCACCGATGGTGTCATCATGGAGAACTGCTCGTTCGTCGCTCGCCGCATGACTGAGTCCTCGCCGCGACGCACGGTTGATGGTCAGGAGCCTGGAGGCACCGCCTGATCCGACAGAGCTTGACACCTGCCTTACCAAGGGCATAGTGAGGGTCGCCGCAAGGCGGCCCTTTCTATTTGGAGGTCACGGTGGACGAGCTTGAGTTGATGAAGCAGGCCTTTGAGGCGAAGCAGAAGGCCAAGAGCCTTGATGAGATTCAGCAGCAGAAGCAGGACTTCACCAAAGCTCTGACAGAGAAGCCGGCACCAGCGGATGACGTAGTCGCCGCTGTGGCGCAGATCAACGTGCGCTACCGCGACCCGACCACAGGGCAGGAGCTCTCAGCCACGGTGCCATCGCGCGTGCTGCTGAAGACCGACGACCGCATGCTGGTCTGGAACGTGGCCACGGCCACGCTGGGCATGCCTTGGAACAGCGCGCCGCCGGCCGCTCGAGAGGAAGCATATGCGACGGCCATATGCCGAGTGCAATGGGACCGTGACAAGGATGTCCCGGAGTGGTTCAAGCACGCCTACCTCAATGATGCTGAGTTCGCCGAGACGCTTGCGCTTGAGGTAGGTGCGCATGCCGACTTGTACTTTCGCGGCTACCGAGGAACGAGTGAAGCAGATGCGCGCCCAAGATTTGTGGTCGGTCGTGCAGCCCTATCTGCCACCGCCACCGGCATCTGAGTACAACCCTGTACTGCCGGGCCTCGTCCCGTCCGCACTACTTGAGCACCGCCTCCTGTCCCTGACAGACGCGGAGTGGTCTTCCTACCTTACGCGCCGGTCCGCCAAGAGTGGCGGCCCAATCGAGACAGGCATCCCCGAGATTGATGCCCTCGAGGCGCAGATGTTTGAGAAGTTCAGCAAGAAGAGCGGGTGAGCCATGGCGACTGAGAAGATCCAGACAGAGCTTGTCATCACCAACCTCGCCCACGGGCAGTCCCAGCAGGACTTGCAGGGCGCTATCCAAGCGCAGCAACTCCTTTCCGCAGGACCGCGCAAGCAGGTGGCCCAAGCTCTGGCTGGGTCTGGCGCCCTAGGCGACGAAACTCAACTGCTCAATGCGTTTGCCCGCATGCTCGGTGCGCGTGCTGGCTCAATTATACGCGCGGCAGGCACGCCTGTGCCCACGGGACGCAACCGCGTAAACCGGCGCGGCGAGGTTCTGCTAGACGAGGAGGGCAACCCTATCCCGGAGATGCAGACGCCGACCGTGAGCGCGCGGGTGCGCAGTGACCCGAACGCACACCTAAGCGAGACCGCGCGCACAATCATGAATCGGCGCATGCGCAACAAACTGTTGGGCACGCCAGATCCGCTGAATGTGCCGACGGCCCAGCGGATGTCCGAAATCATCGACCGCGCTTCCGCAGAAGATGTTTCTGAAGATGAACTCCTTGAACTGCAGTATCAGACTGACCTGTTCAAACAAGCACAGAAAGAAAAGGCCGAGGTTGAGCGCGAAAAGACGTCAATTCGACGCAAAGCACTGATTCACAAGACTGGCTTGGAGACCTATGACCCTGAGACAGGCCTGCGTTCTTTCCAGCGTCCGCTGACGCCTGAGCAGGTTGCTATCCATGCCAAGCGCATTCAGGATCCCTTAGCGAGTGAATCGGACAAAGTTGAGTCCGAGTTCATCCTCAAGGAAGAGATGCGCACGCGCCGTGAGCGTGCCCGCCACACGCGCGAGACATCCAAGTACGACCAGAAGGCACTCAAGGAAATCGACCAGATTGAGAAGGACGTCGAGGCTACCCGCAAGCGGTTGGACACAACCAAGATGCGCGAGCGCTTGGATGCAGCCAACGCCAAGCTCGACCGCCCTGGCTTCATGTCGATGCTGCGCGACGTCCTTGGGAGCAAGCCTCTAGATTTCCGAGTTGCGCCCGAAGGTCCGACACCGGCTTCGCGCCGCGTTATGACTCCTCTTGAGGAGCAGCAGCAGCGCTACTTGGACCAAGACGCCGCATTGGCACAGAAGATTGCTGATTACCGCGCGATGCCTCGCGATGAGCGCACGTCGCCCCAAGGGCGTGAGGCACTAGCCAACATCCGAGAGGAGCGCAAAGCACTCAAAGCGGATGCCACAGAAGCGCAGAGGCAGCAGGCTGCCGAGGAGGCGCGGCAACGCGCTCTGGAGAGCGTCCAACTGCAGAAGCGTCGGGCACTCACTGATGCGGTCACAGGCTCCGGGCGTGATTTGTTCAACTCAGATAGGTCTATCGCGACCACAGGACTGCTCGGTGCTGCGGACAAGACCTCCGACATTGCCATGACGGGGGCACTCCTGACTGGCAACCCTCTGGCCATTGCCGGTGCAGTCGCGCGCAAGTTTTTGACCTCCAGCCTAGTTGGTGGGCTTGAACGCGGCACCGAGATCCAAAAGCAGGCAGAGAAGGTTTACATCGACGCCGAGCCCATGTTTGCGCGTGAGGACCAGTTGCGTGCCTCTCGCGGGCTCGGCTCTGTTAAGCAGTACTCCAGAGAAGCCCAGAAGCGTGCCGACGCTGCTCAGCGCAAACTGACTGACCCTGACCTTCCGACGGCAGGTTCGGGTACGCCTGAAGACGTGGACGTCTACACCAATGTCACCACCAAGCGTCTGAAGATTCTGCAGCAGAACCTCGGGTCCGTCATGGGCTTGTCTGCTGCGAGTCAAGCATATGGTCAGTTCCGTCGCCAAGCGGGTGTGATCGACATGGACACCAGCGATGCCTCGCTGGCCATGAAGACGGGTTATATGGCGGGCACACCGATTGAACTCTTGGCGCGCGCGGCTCAACTTGGTGCCATCCGTGGCAACGTTGGCGGCGGCATTCGTCAAGGACACGACTACCGCACAGACATCGGCACTGTCCGCTACCAGCAAGAGACGCTTGAGCGCGCCGGCCTCATGGGTGCACCCGCTGAAGCTATCCTAGGGCAGACTTTGAGCCGCCAAGAGTCCATGGCAGCCCTCGGCATGCGTGTTGACTTTGACCAAGACGCCAAGTTTCAGCGCGTGCTGCAGGAGTCCAAGATTGCGCCGCAGCAGTTCGGCAACATCACCGGCTCTATCGACGACATGCGCATGGGTCTGATGCAGCAGTTGCAAGAACCCGGCAAGCAGATCATGTCAGGCATGATGATGGTCGAGGCCTTCCGCCAAGGCAAAACGGTGCAGGGGGCGGCTGAGTACCTCGCCAAAACATCAGGAGCCAAGACGCTGCAAGACATGCAGACCGGTGTTGGCTTGGGTCCAGGGCTCATGGAGTTTGTCGGGACTACGCTAGCCCCGGCGGACCAGCCGCAAATCAAGGACGCGCTACTCAAGATTCGTGAGGGCGTTACCTCCGGTCCCGCACTGGCCGTCGGGTCTGGTACCATGGACGACGCCGCACGGAATCGTGGAATGTACGACTTCATGGCAGAGTACTCCGGCATTGGCGGTGCTCGTAACATGACGGACAAAGCCAAGATTGCGACGTTCCAGTCCTCACTTGACAGCGCTGCTAAGGCCATCCGCTCCGCCGCTGACTCCATGCAGGGCTTGGTGGCCAACGTCAACGCCATTCTCCCCTTCGGTAACTAAGCAGGTATACATGCATCCGGACTCGCTCAAGCTCTTCCGCTACCGCTATGGTACCGCACCTGTCATGGAACTGCAGGACCGCCTTCAGGCGGCCTCCGTCATCAAGGACATCTCAGGTAAGGAAGACATCCAGCTGTCCATGCTAGGTTCGTTTGAGGAGCCGCAGACGGCGTTCACCCCAGGCGACTTCATTGCGCTGAAGGACGACAAGGGCATCGCATGGAGCTGGGGCCGCGTGTCGGTAGTGCGCAGCACCATGAAGCGAGACCCCGGCGGAATGCTCACGCATGCGCCCTACGCAGTGACGGTGCAGGGTTGGTATGACTTCCTGACACGCTCGAAGGTGCACGTCATGACGACGTCGAACCGTCCGAGCGTGGGCACGCTGTTCAACTTCCCTGATTGGTCTGCGTTTGTCGGCGAACTGACCAAAATGTATGGTACCCCGGCGGGCCAGCAGTTGCAGTTCATGCTGCGCAAACTTCTGCGCATTCGCCTGCCGCCTAGCTTGGGCGGGGGCTGGTTCCACGATGAGATTCCTGTCGTCTACGACCGCGCGACAGCACTGCGCTATGCCCCTGAGTTCGCGGATATGGAGCCTGTAGAGTTCGGCAATCTCATGCCGCAACTCTCCGTCAACAACCTGCCGATTCGCTCGTCAGACATTGGTTCGCTGATTGCGAACATGTTCCTGTTCGAGACGTCCCTCGTCGAACTCATTCCGTACTTGTCGATCACCCCCGGAGATGTACCCGTACCCTCGACCAATCCCCCATCGCCCAACGCGCCAACAGCCGCCGCATCGCAAAACCAAAGCTCGTCCGCGCCTCCTGCTAACAGCGGGCCATCAACACCTGTTGACACACGCATAGTGCCCGGATGGACCAAGCTGGGTAACATCTTGGGTGCACAGCCTGTGCTGGTCTACCGCATCAAGCCCTTCCGGGCAGAACCCTTGTATCGCGCAGCCGTTGCGCGCATTGGCTACCGCGCGGAGAACGCGGAGCAGGGTTACCTTGACCGTGACTTGTCGCTGTACGATTCCAAGTCTCGCGCACAACTCATTGCCTTACGCGCCGAAGCACGCGCGCAGACTACCACCAAGCTTGTTGATGATGGCTTGTTCAAGCAAGTGACTTTTGAAAAGTCGACCATCACCCCTCTTCCCTACGACCACATCATCAGTGTGTCGCGCCAACGCTCTGATGCAGACCGCCTCAACGCATCAAGCATCAACGCGGTGCCCCCGGCGCAGCCAGCCGGTCCCGGTGCCCAGATCACGGACGTCGACTTCATCGGACTACCGGTCGCGATTGAGAACCAGATTGAGAACCATGGTCTTCGTCTCCGGTTCGCTCGGTGGAGCATGTATCCGGATGATACCAAGATGACTGACCCTACAGTCTACATTTACTATCGCGCGGTCGCTGCGCAGGTGATGCAGTTCTACGAGAAGGCTCACCTGTACGAGACTGGCTCCATGCAACTCCACTTCACGCACACCCTGCGCGCCACCGAGGACAACATTCTTGAGTTCTCGACGTACGACAAGTCCGTGCTCAACCTCGAGCCAGGGAACTGGTTCCGCACACCTATCCGTGGGCCAGAAGGACTCGCGCTAGGGCGTGCGCTCACTCCAAGCGCAGATGCGCCTGAGCCCGCGACACCAGACAAAAATCAACTCCAGCATGGGCCAAAATCCGAGAGCTACTCCAACGATTACTTTGGGTACATCACCACAGTATCGCACAACATTCAGCGCATGGCCTCCGGTAATTTGGCGGCCAGCAGCCAGCTGAACTTCATTCGAGGCCACTTCGCTGATATGTGGGACGTGCTGCACGGCATCAACGTTCCGATGGCAGAGCAGGGTCAGCCCCCCAATGGCGCAGGCGGCGCCCAAGGGCAGTCTGTCGGTGGCGGCGGGGCCTGTGGACTGCGCCTAGCAGAGCCCGCTAATGCTCTCGACCCCATCACCTGCAGCGCCTACCCCCTGTTCGAGGTGGCAGCTAGGCAGTTTAATCTTGGTGAGTTTCGCACAAACTGGGGTCCTGCCGCTGTAGTTCCGCCTCTGATGAACAACCCGTTCAGCACCGGTCCGACCGATAATTTTGCGCCAAACCTAGGGCAGAACGACTACAACAGAATCACCCAGACCTATATTACCCAACGTCCCCTGTGGCTCAGGTGCTGGTTCTTGGAAGCTATCTCCGTGATGCCAGGGAATGAGTATGCCAGCATTGCGCAGTTCATGACGACTTCGACATCTGCCTACAGTGCTGATCCTGCTACAGCTGCGAATCACGCCAACCTTTGGGCCCTCGCCGCGTGTGCCTACGTCATTGAGAGCTACTGGCGCACCTACCCTGGCTACGAGAACGTGCACTTGCGCGTGCGCGCAATTCCTCGAGCCAAGGACGCCGGCTACCACCTGCTGTACGCAGCCATGGACTTCTACTTGGAGTACCCTGCAGACTTTGCAGGTGAGCAGGCCGGCGCGCTGCAGGTGTGGGCCTCACTGTACAAGTTGGCCAAAGAGGGGCGCATACCCTACGGCGGGCGCGGCCTTTACTTGAACGTCAACCCTGAGACCGGCATCAAGGGTACCGCATTTTCCGAGGCAGGCTCCCCCAGCAAGTCGAACTGCCAGTATCCACCAGGGGGTTCTTCGTGGACCCACTACGACATACGGGGCATGTGGGGTATTACCACCCGCAAAAACAGCCAAGGTTCGTTCCTACCTGGCTTCTTTACGTCATGGGTGGGCACTGACTGGAACGGCGACGGCTCTGACGAGATCACGCTCAGCAACTCGTTCAGTCCGCCTAAAAGCCGCACGCAGAACGGAGGCGTTGAGGACACTGCGGCATACACGTGGGCCAACGTCGCTGACTCCGACTTCAAGCTGCTTGAGGAGTACGTGTCTGGAACCAAGTCGACTCAGGCACCTGGCGTGGCTGCAGTCATGCGCGCGCGAAAGGCCCGCTCGGACTATTTGGATGTAGAGAAAGCACGCGACCCCGTGCGCGCCGTTCTGCGCAGTTACTTTGAGTCCAACGGCACGAACGACAAGTGGCTGAAGCCGGTCACGACGCGCGTCCCCAACATGTTTCAAGTCTTTGAGTTGGAGCAACTGCTCGGCGCAAGCCTTAATCCCATTACACCCTACATTGCGCCAGACAAAAAGAACTTCAAGGCCAAGCTGTTCTTCGCTAAGGACATTGCCGGACAAATCATCAACGCTCCGGTCATCGTGTTCTTTGGCGGCGCGCGCGTTAATGGCCAATCCGCTGGTACCTACATGGAGACCTACGCGTCGTACCTCAAGGGACGCAACCATCTCGTCATCGCCGAGAACGACAAGGTGACCTACGGCGACGTCGAACCCTTTATCACCGAAGCGCAGTTTCACGCCGCAGGTCATCCCAGCACACTGTTCATCTTCTCGAACGGCGTTGTACCCACGCGCAGTTGGGTTGCAGCACGCGGTAATGTGGTACCAAACTCTGATTTCTCGGTCGTGTGTCTGGTTGACGCATTCCTAGGCGGTAATCCGGCCATACCCGTTGGGCAGCGCACGCGAGCGAACGAGATTACCGACACCTTCCTATCTGCGATGGGCACAGCACAGAGCCTCTACCGCTTCTTCTACACTGAGGTGTGGAACATGACGGGCAATGGCATGTATCAGCAGACCCGTGATCGCATCCTCGGTGGAGGGTCCTACACGGGTATGACCAATCTCTACCGTCAGCTCGTTCCCAAGGGCAACGCGACTACTGACATCGAGTGGCACATGGATGCAAACCGAGTCGCGATCCAGTATCTACTCGACAGCGGTCTCGCTAAGTGAGGTACGCATGAGCTCTGGTGTAAGCATCATGTACGCGTTCAACCAGAAGGTCACTGCCGACGGCCGCCGTCGTGTAGACCTTGTGGACAGATTCGGCAACATCACGCGCAGTGCCTACGTCATGAGTGGCGCAGGCCTGCCGTTGAACGTACCCCCAGCAAATGAGACTAACCCAAAGGACTACACCAGCTATCCTCAAGTCGTCGTGGGCATGATGGAGGGCGATGCCCTACCTGTTGTGCTCGGTGCCCTAGACACACCGGAGGTCTCGTACACGCCTGTGTCCGAAACCAATACAGGGTACGACGCCAAGGGATTCCTAGGTCCAAAGCTGAGCAATGACGCGGACGCAGACAGCGAGCTGAACTTCCGAGGCATGGAGGAAGCAGTCATCGCTGCGCCCAATGGTGGGCGCTTTATTCTGAAGCGCAATGGGCACGCTGTTATCGCCGGCGTAGGCGTCAGCGTACAGATACCTGAGGGCTCGTACATGCGCATCTCCGCTGGCGGCGACAGCGAAGGGCGTGTGCCTCTGGTAGACCCATTGGTGGCCGTGATGAACGACATCATCGACACGGTCAACGAACTGCAGCAGGAGGTGACCGCCCTGCGCGCTACGCTGAGCAGCGGCGTGTCTATCACGCACCCCGAGATAACCCTCTTGCCTATCACCGTGCCGCCCAAGCCCGACCCGGTGTATGTATTGGCCATGGTCACACCGCCTGTTGACCCAACTAACGTAGTGTTCCTGAACGAGGTAGCACTACTGGATGTAGGTACTTCGTCGAGCGAGCCTCTCATCCCCCTTGACTCACTCACCATTGCCTCAGCCACACTGCGGGTCAGTTCAGCCACCGAGGTGTGACGATGAGTCTTTTGGACAGGCTAGCGGCTAAGGCTACTGAGGCAATCGACAGCGCCGTGACTGCGGTCACAACCGCTGTCACCGGCGCCGTCGCGAGCCTGACGGAGGAAGCCAAGCGCCAAGCACGAGAAAAAGTTGAACAGAAAGTAAAGGACATCCTAGGTGACGCCGCAGGTGAGTTTGCGTCCGTCTTCGTGGAGGACGCCGCCAAGAACGGCGTCGACATTACAAACCCCAACGCACTTCTGACAGAGGCTGAGCGCCTCGCCAAAGAGAAGAAGGCAGCACTTGAAGCGGAAGCATCGTCCGCCGCCGATGCTGCAATTACTAAGGTCACTGCAGAGAAGGTTGCAAGACAGCTTGAGGTTGCACGCAAAAACGCGGCGGCAGCCTACAAAGAAATCTACACTAGCACTGAATATAGCGACCCCTACTTTGAGGACCCTGAAAATCCTAAACTATCCAATGAGTATCGCCTCACGCGCTACGAAGACTGGTCTGCAGCGAGCGACGAGAACGATAACAAGTCGGTCTCTGTCGACCTGCCGTTCGTTCACCGCATCACGATGCAGGCTCCCAACGCTGTATCGCGCACGCGCACCCTTGCAGGCGCTGTCTACGCGGAGCACGCCGGTTTCATCCAGCGCACGTTTGTGATTGAGGGGCGCTCGGGCGCGGTGTGGAACGCCGATGGTGCGGATCGACTCGCCATCTCTCGGTTCACGGCACTGCGCAACTTCTTGGAAGCGTACGGCAAAGAGCACGCGGCTAACAAGAACGCGTTCTTTCGGTTCAAGAACTCGCGGCTTGTGTTGCGCGCTACGTTTGAATCCGAGGCTGTATTCTGCGATGTGACAAACTTCACTTATCGGCGCAGCACAGACACCAGTACGTACAGCTTTGAGTACAGTCTTACGATAGTCACGAACGGCTTTGTTGGCTCGGGTTCGCAGGCCGGCAGGCTGCTGGACATTGGAAGTAAGACGACCCCCACGTGGATACCTGCCGACAACTTCTACCAGCCCAATCTGCTTTCAAGCAGAAACCCTGCAGCCTTCCGCATTCTGTTTGGAGGTATGCCCCGTGAAGCAGATACGGTTCGTAACTTCTTAAACTGGAATGAGTCGCGCAACCAACTAAGCACCCTGAGTTGCTCCGCCCTGCAAGACATCAGGTCCTCGGTCTCAGTTCTGAACTCCGCCCTCGATACCAGTGTGTGGACGTTCAACTCCACCATCAGTGACTTCACCGATTCCATTCGTTCGCGCGCAGAGACCAAGGCCGCCCTTGCTTGGGGCTCCCTTGGCCTTGACCTTGCGCACACTTTCAAGGGCCTCGGAGGCACGCCGTGTCCTGTGCCTGTGTGGTCAGACCTGTACTACAATGCTGCGCCGTACGTGAACGCAGGTGCTGCTGCTATCGAGTACCTCAAGGATCAGTTCGGCACCACGCGCGGTACCGAGTACAGTTACACCATCACGAACACGCAGCCGGTGCGCACTGCGTTTGAGGCGCGCGCAACGACCAGTCCTACTCCGCCGTTCGCTGCCGTCAACCACTTCGTGACGGTCAACGGAGCGGACGCCTACAGCATCGCCGCTGCGGCTTTAGGCGACATCAACCAGTACTGGCGCATCATTTCCCTGAACAACATGCGCGATGCCTACACACGCGCTGACGGCACGCCGCTGTCGCCAGGCAGTGCAGTGCTTGTGCCCAATGCTGCCGTACCGGCCAGTCGCGCCACTGATGTCCTAGGTACTGACCTGCTGCTCGTAAACGGCGACCTCATGCTCGTCGGCAACAACGACGTCATGCGCGTCAGCGGCTACGCCAACTACACCCAGAACCTGCTGAACCGCATGCGTACCCCGCGCGGCAGCAATCGGGTGTTCCCTAGGTACGGCTTGTCGTCCACTATCCACACGCGCTCTGACGCTACTGTTCCTGCCACGATCCGCACTGAGGTATCCAGCCAAGTCATGCAGGACTACCGCACGGAAGACGTGGGCAACATTCAGCTTGAGGTTCGTGCGGACACGGTCAAGGTCAGCATGGTGGTGACCGCCATCACAACGCCTAAGCGCATCTTCACGTTCAACTATGACCTCAACTCGCAGGTGACCGCATGACCTTCTCGCCTCGTCTTCCGCCGGAGATTCTCTCCCAACTGCTCGCGCGCGTCGTGGCCAGTAATGAGGCTGGCCTGACCGACGTCAGTGAGGGCGGCGTGCTGGCCACCATCCTAGGCTCTGTTGCGCAAGAGTTCAGCAACCTCGAGCTCCGACTCTATAACCTGAATCAGAACTTCTTCCTGCAGACGCAGGGGGCTGACCTTGACCGGCGCATTGAGGAGTTCCCCTCTAGCTTTGCTCGGCGCCTGCGCGCGTCCGCTGCCTCCGGTGGTGCGTTCCGCGTCACACGTACAGACGACCTCGCCACACGCAACCAGCCTCACATTGTTCCTGCGCGCACGCTTGTGGTGCAAGCCTCGTCCAACCCCGATGTGTCGTACACCAACCTTGCGCCCATCGTGTTTGATGCAGGGCAACTCGTCTCTGAGAACAACGCATTTGTGGCCAGGAGCACCGGCACGATCAGCAACTTGGCCAATGTGCTTGCTATCGACACTGTCATCTCCAGCTATGCACAGATTGTGGAGTGCACCAACACCGTCGCCATCGCTGGTGGCAAGGACTTGGAGGCCGACCCGTTCTTGCGCTACCGCGCGCAGCAGTGGGTCGCGTCCTTGGCGCTGTCGCAGAACAGCGCCATGGAAGTACTCGCGCTCAGCTTCCGCGATAGCAACAACAGCGGCCTCACGCACGCTCGCATGTGGAACGACCCCGACATGCGCGGCTATTCCGAGCTCGTTGTGGACAACGGCACCGCCATGGCGGGTCAGACTGTCACCATACCGTCGCGTACTATCACGCTGCCGCGCCTTCAAAGCGATGCGAACCGGTACCTGCTCTACTTCCCCGCACCTGCCGTGACCACGCCTACGTTCTACGTGAACGGTGTTGAGCTTCCGTCCTCGGACGTCACCGTAATTCACGAGAAGGGGATCGCTTGGATCAAGGAGTCGCCTAGCATCGACATTGGGTACGGCGATGACGTGCTCATCAGCTCTTACGAGTGCTTCACAGGCACCATTGACGAGTTGCAGACAGTACTGAACGAGAGCGCCATCGCTGCCGGTACCCGTGTTCGCGTCGTTCCGCCCACGCCTCAGCCGATTGAGATCTCGGGCGACATGACTGTCGTGTCCGGCACCGACATTCGCACGTTGCGCGAGCGTGTGGCTTTGGCTATTCAGGAGTTCCTGCGCGCCATTCCGCCGGGCGAGCCGCTGTTCATGTACAAGCTGATTGGTTACCTCAACTTGATCCCAGGAGTACTGAACATTGTCTTCGACCAGACGGACATGTATCCAGGCTCCACCCGGCACAAGCTCACCGTCAGCCTCGAGAACATCACGCTCAGGTGAGCCCCTTCCGCTACGCATGGTCTCCATGCTGTGGGCCAACGACCGCCGTGAGGTACGAGAGTTCTACGACCCTGAAGACCTGCTGAGCCTCAACTGGCTCTACATGCTGAGCGAAGAAGACCCCCGCCTGCTGCGGGCCACCATCATCGACCAGTGCCCCTTGGACGATGACGACCATTGGGGTGGTCCCTCCTACTTCGTGACCGACGTCATCATGTTCCGAGGCTACAGCGTATACCCTTCTTGCTGGTACGCTGAGCCGCCCGCACCAGAGCAGCACGAAGACGCGACAGTGGCCAAGCCCAAGAAGGGGAAGAAGCGATGACGAACCGGATTGGTGACAGGCCACAGTTCCCGCTCCAGAACCAGCGGTTCGACAAGGGCGATGCGAACGCGATCTCGACGTACTATGAAGACCTCATCGCGCGGTTCACTGGTAGCGTCTACGGTCAGGCTTGGGGCTGCATGTCCAACCCTGGTTTTGGCATCCGCACCGTGCCCGTGCTCGGTGCTCCCAGCCGCAACTACATCACCATCAGCCCTTGTGTGCTGATGTACTCCATGCCCGTAGATGGCACGGACAACTTCCAGTACGACGATAAGGGGCCATGGAAAGCCACCATCTTGGCATACGACCCCGCCAAGGCGGGGCAGCCCGTACAAGAGCTCAGCACCAATGAATGGTTTGCGTCCACGCCCATCAAACGCCCGTGGATTCTGTTCCGCCGCCAAGAGGCCGACACCAACACCGGCAACAAAGCCTATTGGAACACGGCGAGCAACACCGAAGAGATTGCTGCTGCTCCTCTGCAGCGCTCTGAGTGGGTAGAGTTTCGCCTGAGCCTACTGTACAGCGATAATGACCGTCTCTCGGGATGGCACCGTATGGCGTACATTGACTCTTGGGGAGGTACGCTGGGCTCGGCCTCCACCCCGGTCATCGTGCCTGTCCATTGGATGGACAGCTTGTACTACAACCAGACAAGCCCGCCCACACAGGGAACCCGTGTGGGCATGGCGCTGACTCATCCGGATTCCTCTGCAGATGCCTACGCCACGGGCTTCAGCCCCACGCGTGAGATGCCCGCGCTCGGTAAACTTGTGCACTGGCTCGCGGGCAAGCTGGGTCAGCACTACAGCACCGCCAACGTGGCGCAGCTGGAGGGCACTGCAGCAACGAATGTTAACCTGAAGAACGGTGCGTTCATCACGGTGAATGCAGGCGAGGGCGGCTGGCTCAGCACCCCGCCGCGCGGACTGCTTGAGTTAGACACCGACCTAACTCAAGTGGAAGACGTTCAACTGCCTCAAGTTGACTCGCGCCTCGCTGCTATTGACGTGTTCATGCAACGCTACAGGCTTACGCCTCGTTTGCTGCAAGTAATGTACGTTACGCCGACAGTCTCCGGATCGTGGTCGTCAGCGACGTTCGCTGTGTCTGCCGTCAATACAGATAGCGTTGAGTCCTTCTCACCCGACCTGCGGGATACCGCTGGTGGTGGTCCTGGAGGCTCATTGCTGGCCAACGATTTGGTCTATCAACTGGCGCCCATCGGTACAGAAACGCTGCAGGTTCAACTCACCCTCAGCGCAGGTGCTGCCTTCGAGATTGACTCTGTTCAGGTGTTTGCCCACCACACGGTCAACGCCGAGCTCGGGACCTACCAATCGCTAGTGCTCACACAGAACTACCGCACGGTTGTGTTCCCCCCAGTTACTCCTCCGGGAGGCACGCCGGTGACGCCGCCTCCTATCACGCTGCCTCCAGGTAGATTCATCCGTGTGCAGTTTGTGGTCCGAAATGCTTACGACTCTCCAAGCATTCCAGCGCCTTCGTTCGGTGGCGACGACCCTCTTGTAGACGTTGTGCGGCCCTTCACCATCCACATCTACGGCAGGAGTATTGTCTGATGCTGTCCTCGCACAGGAGTCCCTCGCCATGACCTCACGCATTGGTGACAGGCCTAGGTTTCCGCTGCCCAACCAGCGGTTCGACAAGGGCGATGCCGAGAACATCGCGCGCTACTACGAAGAGATCATCGCCCGCTTTACGGGCAGCATCTACGGACAGGCTTGGGGTTTCGTATCTGCACCTATGTTTGAAGTGGTCTCCGTTACTGACCCCTTCACAGGCACGTTAAACTACATTCGTCCTAAGCGCTGCGCGCTGCTGTACTCCGTGCCGGCAAGCCCTGTATCTGGTGGTACTGCGCCGTTGAACACTACGGGGCGCGACGAGGGTCCGTGGGCTGCTACTATCGTTCAATTCGATCCTGCTAGGCCAGGGCAACCCGTTCAATCGCTCCTGACGTTACCCGCGTTCGATGCTCTGCAGCGCCCTTGGATTCTGTTCAGGCGTCAAGAGACCAACACTGCCACCGGCAACAAGGCCTACTGGGATACCGCGTCCAACACCGAAGAGGTCGGTGCTGCCCCCTTGCAGCGCACGGAGTACGTCGAGTTCAGGCTGAGTGCCGCGTACAGCCCCAACGACCGCACCGATGGTTGGTACCGCTGCGCTTACATTGATTCATGGGGCACGCCCGCTTCAGCGGCCACGCCTGTCATCGTGCCTGTCCATTGGATGGACAGCCAGTACTACGCCGACACGTTGCCGCCGACGCAGGGCACACGCGTAGCTAGTGCGCTCGCGCACCCGGAAGTCACGTCGCCTAGCACCACAGGCTTCAGTCCTCAGACAGAGATGCCGGAGTTGGCGAAACTGCTGCACTGGATTGTGGGGAAACTGGGTCAGCACTACAGCGCGACAGTGCAACAAGTATATGCACAGAACGCTGGTGTGTACAATTTGAAAGAAGGCGCCTTCGTTAACTCTAGTGCTACTGAAGGTTGGCTTGGTCGCCCTGTTAGAGGACTACTGGAGATTGAGTCCTACCTAAATACCTTGGAGACGATTCGCCTTCCGGAATTAGACGCAGACATTATTGCCAACGAAAATCTGTGGGATAAGTACACCCAAACTCCACGCCTACTGCACACGCTGTATGTGAAGCCGACGAACGCGCCTACGGGTTTCACCGAGTGGCTCAACTACACATTCACGGTAACGTCGCTAACCACTACACCCAGCGCGCCTGTCAGTGCCTCCAACTCTTTTTCACCGACGCTCGTACCCTATAGCGGGTCCGCCGTGGGCGCCTCTGAGCTCGGTTACCGCATCGCCACTGCAGTGCAGGGCGGTAATTCCGTATTGAATGTCGACCTGATAGCTGGTTCTAACTTTGTGGTGACCTCACTGGAGATCAGCTTCCAAGCGGACGAGGCTGCATTTGGCGGTGGATGGCCCACCCCGGCCCCAGAGCTTACTTTGAAGTATAGCACCACCGCTCCTGCCTCGATGCCGCCAAGCTCTTACGTGCGTGGCACAACCTTGGTCCGCACAACCGAAGAGTTTGGTGCCCTAGATCGGCGCGCTATCGTAATCAATGTCTATGGGAGGAACGTCTGATGCCCGCTCCAGTACCTAACGTCACCGGCTCCCCCATTGAGCTCGACGTAATCCCCGCTGGAGGCACGCAGCCTCTCAGTTGTACGCTGGTTCCAAGCGCCACTTACCTTTGGCGCTTGGTCGAGAAGCCACTGGACAGCAGCGCGCAACTCCTCAACGCCACGACACCGACGCCGACCTTGTCGGGCATTGACAAGACGGGCACGTACATCGTGTTCCTGCAGGTGACTACCAGCGAAGGCAGCTCGCATCCCGAGCCGTTCCCTACGCAGTCGCCTGTGCCCCCCTACAACTTCACTGCGCCCCTCGTGTCTGCGTTCGGCATCGTGCGCATCCGCGAAGCGTCCGGCTTGTTCAAGCCTGGACGCGGCGAGTACGGCTGGTTCGAGAAGGGCCTGTGGCCCCTGTTCGACAAGGTGGCGGAGGGCTCCTCGTTCATCCGGTACAACGACCCGACGCGTACGCTGACCGCGAACGCCATCGTGCCTGACCTTACGGTCGCACCGAACGACAGCATCGTTGCTGTCGCAGGTCTGAACGTGCGCAACGACACGACGCAGGCGGAGCACGAGCTCTACAGCCCGGCGCACGACAAGATCAACGTGCTGTCCAACCTCGCGGTCACGGGCAAGGACCTGACGGTTTCCGGTGGTGTACTCAAGGCAGACAATGTGCGTGATGCTAGTGGGGGCAATCTAGCTCTAGAGGCTAACGCGAGCATGACGTTTATCGCTGGGGACAATATCAACTTCGATGCCGACGACGTGGTCGTTCAAGTAAATGGAGGTATCGACCTTACCGCGGAAACGATTGTAGCGCTCGCTGCGGGATCAGGCGACGTGCAGATCTCGGCTGGCGACGACATCACGCTCACAGCCCAAGATGACATCTCGCTTTCCGCTGCCGATGACATCGCAATTACCGCCTCCGATGACATCACCATCAACGCCACAGGCGCGAATGGCAACCTCAACCTGTTTGCTTATGGCACCGGCGGCGACATTTGGGTGCAGGCGGGTACTGAAGTCAAACTCGAAACAACCCGACCGTTGAGCTCTATTTTGCTCAAGCCAGTCGTGGACACGACCACTGACAAGCCATTGCGTGCACCAGGCTTGGCCCTGTGCCGAACTGTGTATGCGCAGTCCGCCGTGATTTTTGGCCCCGGACCCTTGTTCACGAGCCCACCCACGTACAGCCGCTATGAGCTTGGCTCTGAACTCGACACTCACATCATGGTTGTGGCCTATGCGCCCAAGGATGCGGACATTGAGCTTGTTCTTACCCGTGATGTAGGTGGCGACGTGACGACTCTCGCTACGCTCAACAGTGGCGTGTTGGATAATGCGGCATACTTCTTGTTCAACATCCGATGCCGCACCAAGATCACTAAGCTGGGCCACATTGTTACGCAGCTTGAGCATGACCGCGTGGGTCCTCTGACCAGCTTTGACGTACCTTCTACACCCAGCAGCCCGGTCAGGACTTACACGCTCCGCAACGAGGACTTCAACAACAAGCTGGTCTCCTTCCAAGTCAGCACGAACATCGCGCTGGCGCAGTACTCCGCCCAGATGACCTGCGTGCTGTACAACCCCCACGACCAGGACGTGCTCTGATGTCGTTCCCCTTCACCGGCGGCGGAGATAGTCTCAGCTTTGGTTTCCCCGCCGGTGGTGGGGATGCCCTGCCCCTCTTTGGGCTCGGCGCAGGTAACTACCTTGACCGCGTCATCTCAAGTATCCCGTTCATTCTCACATCCTCGTACGACTTTGGTCCTGCCCAGATGGATGACCTTGCTGTCGTGGTGGGAGAAGAGGGCGGCTACTTCTTGGAGTTGGCTACGCCTATTGCAAACTACTTCAGCATCGACCCTGACCCCGTGCGCGGCGGTATCCCACATCTTGTTCAGTTGCTTGATGCTGACGAACAGGTGTGGCCACTGCTGGCGCCGGGGTGCTACGGCGGAGTTCCTACACTGGCCTATGTCCTAATCCCTCGAGCGGATGGGCGCGTACTGCGCTTCGCTTCGCCGCAGGCTCCAGAGGGCATCTACTCCGTGCGCGTGTCTCGTCCGACCGAGGGTTGGTCCGTCACCATCCCCGGTGTACAAGTGCGTGTGATACCCGCGCCGTTCAGTCGCGAGGTCAACACGGTGCGGGCAGCGTTCCCGATTGAAGTCTACAACCCATACCCGGACTGACGCATGGCCTTCACGAGCGCCACCCTTGAACCGCAGTCACCCATACTGCTGCGCGTCATCACGGACCCTGTCTTGTCAGACACGCCCACTTTTTCACTGGGGGGCCCGGGTAACCCA